ACACCAGCCTGTTCTTTTAATATGGTACTGAATATCATATCAAAACCCCAACCACTAAACACATGATGATACTTCCAGAATTCTAGTAAAGTTGGAATCATTGATGAGTGAAACCAAGGTGCCATACCTTCAATGAAGTTTGTTTTACTCCATGACCAGTCTTTATTTTGATGTAGAACTGCATGTGAAGATGCTGAACCTGCAATCGTTGACATTTGAAACAACTTCATATCTTGTTTCTGTGCAATCTCTAATGCACGATTCACACTTTGAATATCTGTTACAAGGTCATCGTCCCAAAAACCAATGTAATTGAAATCTCTGTAGTCAAATGTTTCCATGAAATGTTTGGCCAAGTCCCACTTGAAACCTTTGTCACGAACAATCGTATCATACGTTCCGGTTTCAGGTTGAAAGTCATTGTAATTGTAAGCAATAACTTCATAATTACGAGTAGGTTTAGTTAGTCGCCAATGATTGTCTTTATCATAGGCGTCATGGTAACTAAGTGGGATGCCAACTGGCACGAATATCACATTACGCATATTTTTTCTCAATCAATTCTTTCCAACCAGGCACTCTATCATATTGATGTACTATCGCAAAAGGCGTACCATCACTTGTGCATACTGTATTATCTACTAAAATTGGTGATTTGTCAACCAGTTTGTTACCATATTTACCTGCAATTTGTGGACCAGTTGTACCTAGTTGTGCAGCCCATCCTTCATCTGACATTGTTTTGCGTGAAACATCATGGTATGTTTTCATACCTAAAAGAATATTCCATGCCGCTTGGTCAGGTCCACCACCACCTTCAATATGATGTGAAGTGCCTTGGCATAACATATAGATGTTTAGAAACACATCAAGCATTGTATCAAACTCACCAGAGATAACACCTGCATTGAAAATTAGATTGTCTTTATATGCATCATGTATTAATGGACCAAAAGACTTCATTAAATTGTGTGTGCCCCAATCTTCATCTTTATAATACATTGACTCACAAGAAGCATTAATCTTCTTGTCGCCAATATTGTTTTCTAACCAAGTAGATGGGTTTGATTGAAAGACAACATCCTTTACATCTGTAGTAATGATGTAACGATATTGACCTTTGAAATTTTTGAGTAAGTACCAAAGGTGTAAAAACCTTTCGCACATGATTGAGAAATCTTCCCTGTATTCAAAACGATTTTCTTTATCGTTTCTCTTAAAGGCAAAGACTGTATAACCTCTTTTAGTTAATTCATCTGCAACATCATAGCTGATATTGTAACAAATCATAGCCTTTGTTCCATCAAAGCCTGACCTGTCTAATGAATTAACCCAAGGTTCAATTTTGTCGAAACTGTAACCTGTAATAAAACCAATCACCATATCTTTCATAACAACTCCAATAATTATTTTTTACTTTTATAATCCTTAAATGATTTCAGACCTTGACCCGGTGTATCATTCTTATAATTATTCACTAACGTATCTGTAGCATCTTCGCCTGCACCTGAAATTGGAAGTATCTCGGATTTAGGACTTTTCTTTTGTTCTGTCAAACTTTTTTTTCTATTTGACACAACTCTAATAACTGCTTCTAACATTTTATCCTCTAGTCAAGGTAAGAATCTTTTGTATCTGTGCTTCAAGAATTGGTTTACGATTAGGCCAATTGATGTATGGCTTATCAGCAGTCTTTAACAGATTAGTTAAGAAAGGCATAATAATCTTTTCTACTTGTGCCAATCTCACTTTGTATTCTTCTACTGTCTCATCTTTTTCGGCAATGACTGCATTATATTCTTCTTCGGATACAGCAGAGAAACCAAAATCGTTATCACCATACTCTGCTAGAATTTTATTTATATCGTATGCCATCACTTACTCCAGTTTTTCTGTGCGGTAAAATTCAGGTGAGAAAACTCAAGTCTATCTACCAACTTAACTGCATTACCTGATAACTTATCAACTGCAACAAAACCTTCTGGATTTGTCACTTTGAAACCGCCTTCTGTTTGTACGAATGTACTTGTAACTTGTTTCATCTGTTGTAGTTTCTTAATGACCATACTCTTGGCATCTACCATGCCATTTTGTATATCGAATATGTTTTTCAAATCATTCGCAGCACCACGGAGAGTACGCATGACTTCATTCTTAATCATTGTTTTTTCTCTCTTTGTCTTCTCCATCTTCGCACTAATAATATTATCATTCAATTTAGCCTCAACCCACTTTAATAATTCTCTTGTGTGTGCGGCAGTATTTGTAATCTTTTGGCCTTCACGGACTTTGGTGTTATTGAATGTCTTAATGTATTCTCTGATTGTATCATTACCAGAAATTCTACCAACAGACATAGAATTTGTTTGTTTGAATATTGTACCAATAGTAGATAGAATAGATGTTATCTGTTTTGTTTCTTCTTCTGTGAATGATGCAGTACCAGATGCATCGGTGAAATATGCATCACGAAACCAAACATCTTTAGTTGGTGTTAAATTCTTAATGTCAATGTTGAATGATGCCTTCATATCAGCAAATGTTTTGCCTGTGTATGAAGTATGAAACACTACACCCAGCTGTGCAGCCTGCATTGTTTTTGCAAGTTTAGAATCGGATGGCACAGCATAGATTAATGTGTTTGGTTGAAATGTAATATAACTTTCACCATCAAGTGTTTTCTCTGATAAGTCACCTTTTGCAAACATCATATCGCCTTGCAGAACACCTTTGATGCCAAGTTTTGGAAGATATCGTAGAGCAACTTTAAGTTTTGCATTAAGACCTTCACCTGGATGATTCTTGTCAATGTCTGCATCGGTGTAATTTAACTTTGCATTTGCATTGAAGACACCTTTTGTACCAACAAAGAATTTACCATTGTCTGGATTGATACCGCAAAAGATTGCAGGTGAACCATCCCACTTTGTTGTGGTGTTTACTTTTGACGATGAATGGCCCGCAAGCATATCTCTCAATGCCTGTAAGAAATTGATTGCATCACGACCACCTTGTACACCACGATTCAGAATTTCATCTTCAAGGTGTTCTAGGTGAAGGTTTGCGCCTTCTTTTTTTGCTTCGGTTAAAAATTGTGTGAATTTCATTTTTTTATTCCACGATAAAGTAATTTAAGTCCAACAAATGAACCTAACTTACCTTTTGGTTTTGCTCTTCTAAATTCCGAATCACTACGAATTGTCATTAATAAAGTTAAAGTTTTTTTACCATCAGAAACATCAATAAACCATTCTTGAACCGAATTCTTATTCAGATATGCTTTAATAGTTTTAATAACAGGGAGCATGTCTGCTAAAGGATCACCTGCCATATCAAATTTAGTTTTAATAGCTTTAACTAAAACTAAAGGAATTTCTTCACCTTTAGTTTCAAGTCTAAATTCTTCAGCAATCCATTGTTTTGCAGCTTTAATATCTTTATTGATAACTTCACATAATTTTTCACGACAAACTTTATTCATAACACCATACAACTCATCAAATCCTTTAGGATCAGCTTCAAAAAAATCAATCATTTTTTCTATCAATATAGGATTGGCTTTTGTTGCTTCTTTAGAACCAACTGATTGAAAATAAGTATCAGCAGTTATTGATTTTGGTAGAGAAGGTATTTTTGAATATACTTTATCCCATAATTCTTTCTTTAATTGTGGCACCGCTCTAGGCGCAGACTTTAACCACATACTTTTAGTTAATGTTGTTTTAACATAACTGTTTAATTTTGGTTCAGAAGACTTTTCACTACCAGCTTTCAATGAAATACCTGCAATTGCGGGATATGTTTTTTCCTTAAAGAAAATGAAAACATCTCCAGCATGATTACTTGGAACACCTTGAGGTTTCTCTCTATAACCCCATACAACTTTATCAATTGCTTTATTTTTATGTGTTTCAAATATAAATTTTGTAATAGCATAGGCGTTTTGAATTTTTTCGAATCTCATATCAGGTCTTATCTTATCTTTCAAAACTACAAATTCTTTTCCTGCTTTTAAGTTACTTGATGTTACAAAAGTTTTTTTAGACTTAGGTGATTCTAAATTTAGTTCATTGATAAAATTTTCCAAATCTTCTGGTGACTTAGGATTATATCCATTGTTGAAACATAAAGCAGGAAACAATTCTGTAATTGTTGAATTTACAGTTGTTTGTTGTCCACCAGAAAGATATGTAGCCATTCGATACTCCGTTGTTTATTGGAGTATTTATACTATCACGGTTATCGAATTATGTCAAGCACTTTCCCACTTGTCCAAACTTCTTGTTCAGTCCTGATACGACCTTCTGTATTCAATGTCTCGAAGCGATTGATGGCTTTCTTTCTCCACCATTCTATGATATTGGATAGATGGTGTTTTTCATAGTTTTCACCAGGAATTAACTTCTCTGCATCACCATTGACAAACTCTATCATGTTCTTAAACCCATAGTCAGATATGAAGTATCGTTTCTGTTCATTCAGGTTCTTGGCGTTTTCAATGGTTGCGGTAAACTTGGCAGCCTCAGGTGTACCTTTCAATGATACTTTGATTAGGTTGACCATTGTATTCGATATCTTTAGTTTACGACTGGATGCATCTTGTGGTGCCAAATCTTCACCTATGATATCTTCAATGTAATCTTTTAAGTCTGTATAAGTCTTACCATGCAACATAGGTAGAAAATCACTATCAGTCAAACCTTTGAAACGAATCAGAGGTTTCATACCATCATACTGTGATACTGCCTTAGAAGAACCATACAAACTGGTAGTCTCAAACAAACAAGTTGTCATCTTATACTTGTCATCAAGCATTTTACGGACTTCATGTGTAGTACAGATTGCAGCCAATAACTTACCACCAAGATAATTGAAACCAAATGGTTGTGCAGGTACGATAACAAATCCCATCGCAGCACAAGCATTGAATCGTTGAGCACCACCTTCATGTTGTGTGAATACTTGACCTAACATTTGATTACGAGGTTTACAATTGATAACAGGAGAACCAAGACGAATGAAACCAACCCACTTCTGAGTTTTCTTTTCAATTACTGCCAATCGTAAACAACGACCAGGTATACTTGTCATATTTGAATGACTTGAAATCATATTCAAATAAGTGTCCCATCGTTCTTGTGGTAGTTCAATTAATTCAAACTCCATATCCGCAGGTGACATTGTAAAATCAGAGAACAAGTCTTCTTCAGGACCCATACCAAAGAGTACAGGTGACCTCTCTGCCATGGATGCCAGTTTTTGTTCACGCATGTATTCATCAATACGACCAAACTTATCAAAGTAGTCTGAGAATACATTTGCACAATGAACGGCTTGTTCGTGTGTTAACTTCATACTTTTA